TCACCAAAATTTCGAACATCAGGATCAGGAGCGAGATAAGCAAGGGCGATGGCATGGCGTCGAAAGACCCCGCCAAAGTCCGCAAGTTGGTGGAGAAGTACTTCGTCCCTCGAACCGAAGACGAGAAGGTCAGGGGCAAGCACTCTAGCTTGATGGAGCAAATCAACACCATCGAGTACACCGCCCGGCAAACGTCTAGAACCAGAGAGGCAGCGGTTGTCCCGCGTCTTTTCCCTGTCCTCCTACAGCAGCATGGAGACGCTGTGCTTAGTGTAGCTGCGTCTTTGGGCATAAGCGGGGTCGAAGAACTCAGAGCCGCATATGAAAAGCTGGCGCTCGTACAGAGCTTGTACCCGACCGCCAGAAAAGACGTAGTCGGTGTCATCCTCGACAAGGGTAAGTACTGGGTGACGCAAGGCCCCGTGGCTACTCCGACTGGCATGCTCCCCTTCACTGACGACACGCTACCGCTGCAACTCAGGACCAACATCGGCCTACTCAAACTCGCGGCGGATGGCGCGGTGTACGAAGACGTCGGGATGCGTTGTGGCCCCGGTCTTTTCTTGACTGTGTATAATCCGGAGGGTTAGTATACCCCGAGGTTTATAGGAGGCAGCTATGGCGACGACCCCGGAGGGCTTGGTCAAAGCCCGTGTAGTCCATGTGTTGAAGACGCATGGTGTCTACTACTTTTTCCCGGCCACATACGGCATGGGCAGGAGCGGGGTTCCCGACATAATCTGCTGCGTGAACGGTAACTTTCTCGCCCTCGAGTGTAAGGCGGGGAAGGGGAAGACGACCGCCCTGCAAAATGTAGAGCTAGAGAACATACGCAGGGCGGGAGGCACCGCGCTTGTCATCAACGAAACCAACGTAGGCGCAGTGTCAGAGTACATCAGACTAACCAAGCAATGTGCGTAGCGCACACAAACAGAGGACTACCATGAGCAACATCGAAATCACCGAACGCCCCTGCATCGTCGTCGCGACCAACGGTCACGTGTGGGTCGCCAAAAGCGTCAAGCAGGACGCGGCGTGGCTGCACTGCACTGACGCGCGTATCATCAACACTTGGGGCACCACCAAGGGGCTCAACCAACTGGTGGACGGGCCGACCAAAGACACGGTTCTCGACGCTGTCGCGCCTATCGTGTCCATCGCGGGTATCGCGCTGATCGCTGTCATCCCGTGCAACAGCGCGGGCTGGGCCAAGACGTTCGCGGGTTAACCTTTGGGGGGTCGCTCACAAGCGGCCCCCTCTTTCCCTAACATCTGTTAGCCACAAGGAGCGCGTCTTATGGACAGCACAGAGCAGAAGCGCGGGCCGGGTCGCCCGAAGAAGTACCTAACACCAGAAGAGCGAGACGCGGCGCGGAAGTACCACCGCGATGCCTTCCTGAAACGAGCTCGGGTGAAGTCGCTCAACATCTACGGAGACGATCTGGACCTGCTGCGGGAGCTCGCGGCACGGGCGGGTATGTCGATGATGAAGTACGTGGGCGTGCTCGCGCGCAAAGCCAAGGAGGACAGCGATGACGTTCCTTAAGGAAGCAACCGAGTGCAAGTGCGGTGCGAAGCTGCCCATGGGTGTACTCGTGGAGGGTTGGGACGAGAGGCAAAGGCGGGTTTTTTGCTGCGCCGTGTGCCGCCCTGTCCGCCCCGCTTCGTCCTTGACCAAGGACCGCAACTACTACCGCCAACTACCTGTTGAACGCCTGATCGCCCTCGGTAAGGAGGCCACCGCCGAAGATAGCAGTGAATTGGCCTTAGTGTTGGCAGAGACGCTGCAAGACCTCGTCGACGAGAACAACGCTGCCCGGTACGGACGTTGTGACTGTGACCCCTACTGACGCGCTACTGCTCTGGCCGTTGCTCTTCGATGGCCAGCTGAAGGCGAACGCTAACTCTAGAACCTTCAAAAACGGCTACGTCGACGGCAGCGGCAACGGCTACGGCAACGGCTACGGCTACGGCTACGGCTACGGCTACGGCAGCGACTACGGCAACGGCAGAGGGAGAGGCTACGGCTACGGCTACGGCTACGGCTACGGAGGGAGCGGACAGAAATGAGTGACGACCCAGACCCACGCCTGTTGCTCTGGCCGTTGCTCTTCGATGGCCAGCTGCAGACCGACGACAGCTACCTGCGCTATGGCAACGGCAACGGCAACGGCAACGGCGACGGCAGAGGCTACGGCTACGGCTACGGCAACGGCTACGGCTACGGCTACGGCGACGGCAACGGCGACGGCTACGGCTACGGCTACGGCGACGGAGAGAGCGGACAGAAATGAGTGACGACCCAGACCCACGCCTGTTGCTCTGGCCACTGCTCTTCGCTGGCCAGCTGAAGGCGAACACTAACTCTAGAACCTTCAAAAACGGCTACGGCAGAGGCTACGGCTACGGCTACGGCTACGGCAGCGGCTACGGCAACGGCAGCGGCAGCGGCAGCGGCTACGGAGGGAGCGGACAGAAATGAGTGACGACCCAGACCCACGCCTGTTGCTCTGGCCACTGCTCTTCGCTGGTAAGTTGCAGACCGACGCTAACTCCCTGCGCGACGGCGACGGCGACGGCGACGGCTACGGCAACGGCAACGGCAACGGCAACGGCTACGGCAGAGGCTACGGCAGAGGCAGAGGCAGAGGCAGAGGCTACGGCTACGGAGGGAGCGGACAGAAATGAGTGACGACCCAGACCCGCGCCTGTTGCTCTGGCCACTGCTCTTCGCTGGCCAGCTGAAGGCGAACGCTAACTCTAGAGGCCTTAAAAACGGCAACGGCAACGGCGACGGCGGCGGCAACGGCGACGGCTACGGCAACGGCAACGGCAGCGGCAACGGCAACGGCAGCGGCAAAGTCTTCGGCAGAGGCAACGGCTACGGCGACGGCAACGGCTACGGCGACGGCAACGGCAACGGCTACGGCTACGACGCTCTCCTAGAATAAGGGAACACAGTGGACATAATCACCATAGATTTCGAAACCTACTACAGCCCGACCTACAGTCTCTCCAAAATGACAACGGAGCAGTACGTCCGTGACGCGCAGTTCGAGACTATCGGCCTCTCTGTTAAGGTGAACGACGGGAAGACTGTTTGGTTTTCGGGTGACGATGATGAGACCCAAGATTTCCTCGACCAGTACGACTGGGCGTATAGTGTAGCCGTCGCGCATAATGCCATCTTCGACATGGCAATACTTAACTGGCGTTATGGCGTTCGTCCGAAGAGGATTGTCGATACTCTGTCCATGGCACGGGCGCTCGTCGGGGCTAACACTAGTGTTAGTCTGAAGTCTCTAGCCGAGTACTTCGGCCTCGGAGAGAAGGGCACTGAAGTCGTCAACGCGCTGGGCAAACGCCGCGCGGATTTCACGCGGGAAGAGCTACGCCGCTACGGTCAGTACTGCGTCAACGACGTGGAGCTCACGCGCAAGCTGTTCGACGCGCTGGTCGAGATGGGCTTCCCCCTCGACGAGTTCAAACTTGTCGACTTGACGACGCGCATGTTCACAGAGCCCGTGCTGGGCCTCGACGCCTCCCTGCTTGCGGATCACCTGCATACGGTTAAGGACAAGAAGGAAAAACTCCTGTCCAAAGTGCTCGTGGACAAATCTCAGCTTATGAGCAACCCGCAATTCGCGGACTTGTTGAGGGCAAGGAACGTCGAGCCACCGACGAAAATCAGCCCTGCCACAGGCAAGGAGGCATACGCCTTCTCCAAGTCGGACGAAGCGTTCAAAGACTTGCTCGACCACCCGGACTTCCTTGTGCAAGCGCTAGTCGCTGCAAGACTGGGAGTGAAGTCGACGCTTGAAGAAACCCGTACCGAGCGGTTTATCGGGCTGGCCCCTCGGGGTCCGTTCCCTGTCCCCCTGCGGTACTACGGCGCGCACACGGGTCGCTGGTCGGGTGAAGACAAGATCAACCTGCAGAATCTCCCTCGGGGTTCCCCGCTGAAAAAGGCTATCCTCGCCCCCGAAGGGTATGTGTTTATCGACAGCGACTCTTCGCAGATCGAAGCGCGCACCCTTGCGTGGCTGGCGGGGCAGGACGATCTCGTCGCTGCGTTCGACGCAGGTGAAGACGTCTACAAGATCATGGCTACGAAGATTTACGGCGTGGAGTTGGAAGACGTAACTTCAGAGCAGCGGCGTGTCGCCAAGTCCGCCGTGCTAGGCGCGGGCTACGGGTTGGGCTGGCGTAAGTTCAAGCTGTACGTCAAACAGACCACGGGTTTGAGCATTACCGACGAAGACGCCGAGTACATC